GTGCAACGAATGTAGCATCTTCAATCGACTTTGCGTTTCTATCAATTAAAAATTCTTCAGGGGGTACAGATTCAATTTTTATCTTACCATGTTTTTTAGTTCTTTTAATTTTACAATTATACAACATGAAATCAGGTTCAGTTGTTTCAGGTATTTCAACTCCTTGAGCTTCGTATTGTTCTAATAATTTTTCAAATTCTTCTTTAGCTTTTTCGTCTTCAAATTCTTCTTCGTCAATTACTTCAATTTCATCTTGTGTGTCTTCCAAAGCATCTTTGTCTGCTTTAGATAAATTTTTATATGTTTCAAATTCTACAGTTTCTGATTCATCATAGTAAACTTTTAAGAAACCATTTTTCTCAATCAATGCGTCTTTGAAAAAATTATATAATAATTGAAATCCATCATTGTCTTTGTAAAACACATGATTTAAATATGCAGTTGCTTGTTCAGCAAGAGGTACATCTTCAGCAGTTACAGGTTCGCAACGAACTACTTTATCACTTGCAGTAAATACTCTTAATAAATTTGGTAAGATACTTTCAATCGTATCAGAGACATCAGTTGATACCACTTGTGAACGACCATCTATTTCAGTTCCAAGTTTATCACCTAAATAATATTCTAAAGATTTTTTTCTGCTTTGAGAAAGATTACCACCTAAGTAACCTAAAGCATTTTCAATTTGATTTGATAAGAGACTTCTTAATTTTGGATCAGATATTTCGATTATTTTTTTTGCCATATTAAACTATATAGTTTGTATTCACATAAACTTCTTTTTTCCAGTCTGTCATTTTACCACCGATAAAAGTGCAACCATATCTAAAGGCATCTGCTGGATGACTTGCAAAATTATGAGTGGGTCGATTTTTAAAACATTGGTTTTTATCATCCCACTTTTTTTGGTAAGCCTTCAACGCCTCTACTCCTTGATATGTTTTTTCTTTATCAAAATAACATTTTGGCAAAGTTTTTCTTACTGCTTCTATTCCATCTTCAATAGAAAGTTTAGGAGCTATATCAAAAGATATACCCAATTCCAGAGCAGATTCCAACCTTGATTTTCCGAAAGCTCCTAATTCCCTAACTTTTATATCATGTGGAGCAATATGTCTATCATATTTGTAAGGTTTTGAATCTATCAGGTCAGCATAAAAATCCAACCCCTCACCTGAGTTTTCTTCATAATCAATTATTCTAAATTCATCTCTGTACTTTTGAACAAACCAAATCGCTGTAGAATCTTTTAGACCCAAATCCCACCATGTTTCTGTATTTAAATTTTCATCATAGGGTACAGATGTTATTCGATTATTGTTTTGTAGGTCTTCAATCAAAGCACCATAGTATGATCCAGTAATTGCAGCTTGAAAAGAACACTCAAACTCCTGGTCATACAAATCTTCAGACATCATTTCTTGTGCCGATATTAATTCTTCCTTGTCCAATATGTTTGTTTCACTAGCTTTAAAAACCCCAGTCCACCAACCATTCTGTTCTTGAGCTTCTTTATGCAGTTTGTAAAAATAATTTTGTCCTTTGGGTGTGCCAATGAAGATACACCATCC